TCGAAATCGAATGTTTCGAGTCGCCGTAATAGCGGGTTCGACTGGGCGAAGCAGGGGAGGATGGGTGGAGTGATGTGGTATGGATACACATAGTGTCGCCGATGTAGGACAGTGTGCGAGTCAGTGTGATTCAGGGGGAGGATGATAAATCCTCGACGTGTCTGCCGCTCAGCCTCATCCCCTACCCAAGGCCGATCCCCGCCCCCAGCCCTCACAGACTCCAGCGCCTGCGCGCTCTAATTGGCCCCATCCGCCCTCTTGTGGCCAACATTGACAGCGCGTAACTCGTTGCGATGCGAGCGGTTGCGCCTGCTGGCCTGTCAGTTGATTCCAGAGTCCCACATCCTCTTTACCCATTTTCCAACCGGCACCCTACCCCCTCGCGGGTGAAGTACCCTCCAATTAGCCCGTCCTTCACACCGCCTGATATGGCGGTTTGGGCGGTTGAGTCCTCGCCTGGACCGTCTGTGGTGGGGAACGTCGCTGACTCGGCGCGCGCGTAACCGGATGACCGAAGAAGGTGCCTGTGGCTTTCACGGTGGAAATCCGTGATTTTGACAGGCAGAAAACCGTCAAGTCAGCAGTTTCCGCAATCTGCCCCATGGGCACTACCCCATTGGGATGCTGACCGTTCACCCTGCGTCACCGGGTTGCCAGGGAGGGATTGGGGCGCCCTTCATCGTTCTCGACGGCGAACCGTCTTACCGATCCATCATGGCGTTTGCTTCGGTTCCCCAACTCCGTGAGTTCTATCCCACGGAACGGTTTTCTCGATCTACTACGGTCCTTGGATGATCTGCTGCCGGGTTACGGACAGCAGGAAGCCTGCGCAGAAGAAGATCAGGGACTTTTCGGTTTCCCTGTAGGGAGCGGAGAATGTCAGGTCTCGTCGGGTCGTGAACGGCGTCCATTCGCGGTCTCCGACTCGTTTCGTCAGGGAGCGGGTTCCGGATGGGACATGGTATTCGACGGGTTTGGGAGTCGGCTTTTGGCTGGGGTAGAGGCAGGTGTCGCGAAGCGTGGAGCGTTCGCGTTCGCTGCCCGTCCAGCTTGTGGCGGTTCTTCCGGTCATTCCACCGTCTCCGCGCATACAGGCGGCCCCCCGAATATCTGCGGTGCGAAGGCCAGGAAGCCGGGAGGCCGCTGTGTCTGGTTTGATTGTCGCTTCCTTCGTCCTTCGCTGATTCCATCATGGATCGACTTCCCGAAAACGATCAATAGCAATTCCCGGAATTCTGGAAGTTTGGTAGAATCCGTCCGGAGGTGGATCATGAGCGATCCAGTGAAGACTGCGAAAGAGGCTCTGCGTGGGCGGCGTTTCGATGTTTCTGGGGAGATGCTGTTCCGCGGTGTGCCTCTGGAGGAGTTCGAGAAGGGGGAGTTGATCCGGATCATCGGGTACTTGGAGCGGATGCGTGGAGTGCTTCGTGAATCGGTGGAGGAGCCGTGAGCGATCAAGAGCGTGAGCGGCTGGCTCGGATGGAGCGGCTTCGTCACCCCGAATACGTGGAGCGGAAGCCGAACGAGATGCTTCACTCGATGATGCGGAACTTGGGTGTGGAGCCGGCTGTGGATGGGCCGACTCCCGATCCGGTGAAGCTGGTGGCGACGTGGCGGGATCGCGTGTCCGAGGGGAGCGTTCCGGACGCGGCTTGGTACTTCTCGCACGTGAGCGATCCGTGCGACTGGGATTACGATGCGGAGGAGAAGCCGATGAGCGACGAGAACAAGGTTCCGCCGGTGTCCACCGAGAAGTGCCGCGACATGGGGCGAGATCCGACGACGTTGATTGTGGCGTTCATGCGCCACGAGTGCCAGAGGCGTGTCGCGTTGGGCGTGGACGGACTGGTCGAGGGGTCGAAGCGTTTGGATGCGAAGCTCGGAAGGGTGAACCCTCCGACGGACGAGGAATACCGGGCGCGAGCCGAGTTCGTGATCTCGAAGGACAAGGCGACTATCGCGGCGATGGATGCCGGTGAGTGGCCTGAGCCGACTGTGCCGAAGTCGGACTTGTCCGACTCTTCCGAGCCGACTCCCGATGACGTGGTGCCTGCCGGCCCTGCTGCCGATCCCTCCGAGGGCGAGCGGCTGACGGATTTCTTCTTCGGGGAGAAGCCATGAGCGACGTGCGAATCGCGTGGGAGAGAGAGGACGCCGACGACGGCTGCCCGATGCCGCCGTTTACGGTGTTCGTTGACGGGGAGAGCGTTGGGGAGTTCGGTAGCATGTCGGAAGCCGCCCGTGCGGGATATTCTCACATGGGCACCTGCGATGAGCCGATTGCCGAGGACTTGGGGACGTTCACGGCCACGGTGGGTCAGGATCGTGTTCTCGATTTGGAGTGGGTTGGCGGGGACGTTCGGATCGGTATCCCGAGGGAGAAGCGATGAGAGACTTGGGCGAGATGCATGGAGTCGTGTTTTTGCGTGAGGCGGCGAGCCGGATGTTGGCGAGCGAGCACTTCGACGGAGAACCGATGAAGTTTCGTGGCATCCCGGCGGATCAGTTGTCGCACGCCGAGTTGGTTCGTCTGGTGTCGTGGATGTACGAACGCTGGCAGTTCGAGGCGGATCGCTGGATGGACTCACTTCGCCCCGAGAGGGTCTTCGGAGAGAAGCGATGATCCGCTACCGCATCGCCAGAATCGCGAAAGACTCCGCCGAACTCATGTTGGGACTGGCGACGTTCGTGTTGCTGGCCGTCGCGGCGATAGGTGGGGCGTCTTTCGTGGTCGGCGTGTTTGGATGGCTGTCGGGTGCCGGTTCGTTTCTCGAATGCTGGGGAGCGGGTGCGGTCGTCGTCGTCTTTTCATCATGGTTGCCGGGGCTTGTCCGCTTCGATAGGAGCAGTTCGCAATGAACCGCCGCAGTTTCCTGGGCTTCCTCGCATCGCTCCCGTTCGTGGGGCGGTTCACGCCGAAGTGTGGAATCGGCAAGGTGAGCGCGGAGATTCCGCCGCTGTGGGATATTCCAAGGCTCGCGGCCTATGCTGCTTCCGGAGGAGACCTGCGCAGAATCGACGCGAGGGAGTACATTCGCATCAAAGCGAAGTCTCCAAGTTGCCGGATCCCGTCACTCCTCCCGGGCGACGATCTTCTGTAGCAGCCCGTGCCGCCACTTCTCGGCGGCTCGGCAGGGGACTCCCAAGCGGTCGAGTTCCCGGCACAGTTCGCGATACCGGACGGTTCCGTTCTTCCGCGTGAACTCGGGCAGCAAGTCGCGGATGATCTCCAAGCCCTGTTGTTCCTCGGGATCCTCGATCAGCGTGGGATCGTTGAGGCTGCGGTGTCCGCGCGCGTCCGTCACGATCGACGGGTCGGCGAGTCGCCAGCCGTAGCGGGGCTTGGCCGAAACGGCGCGGTTGGTGGACTGCCGGTGCAACAGCGCTCGGGACGTGCGTTCGGCGGTGATTCGGGGTTCGAAGGCGGCGTAGAGCAGCGCCTGCCCGAACATCATGTAGCCCAGCGCGGTGTCGGTGCGGAAACAGTTCCCGCCTTCGTCGGCGATGTGCAGCCGGACTTTCCGCTTCTCGAAGTGCTCGACACACGAAAAGCCGTCCGCCACGTCGCGGAACAGGCGGTCGAGCTTCATCGCGATCACGTCCTGATTCCGAATCTCCTTGAGCAACCGTCCGTAGGGCCGCTCGAACAGGGCCGTCTTGCGGGCGGACACGAACTCGTCCTTGAGCGGCGTGCCGATTTCGAGGTCGTTCATGGCGGCGTATCGCGAGCAGCGATCGACCTGCACGCCGATGGACTCGCAACTGTCCTCCTTGTGCGTGGGACGCGGGGAGACGCGGGTGTAGAGGATGGCGGGTTCATTCATTCGTCGTCTCCATCCCAGCGTGGCATCATTTTGGCGGCCGTGTCGCGAATCCGCAGCAGTAGTTCTCCCACGTTCTGCACGTCACGCCGCGTGCAGGTGTGGTGCGCTCGATTCTCGGTGGTTCCCCAGTTCGTACACCCGTCCCACTTCACGTAGCCTTCGAAGTCTGGGGACGGGAGCGGTTCTCCGGTCTCGATGTAGTCGAAGTCGTCGAGTTCGTAGGCTTCCCACCCGACGAAGTGGTCCGTGACGGATGCCCACCGCACGACGTATCCGATGTCGGGCCACTTCACCAGATCAGGATCGGTATCGCTCATTTTTCCTCCCGTGCCTCAAAATAAAGCTCGATGGCCCGACGGATGATCTCCCCCTTCGTCAACCCCGAACGCTTCTTCTCCGCGGCGAGCCGCTTCTGCATCGAACCCGTCAGCCGGAACTTCTCCAACTTGTCCTTCGACTCGAATTTCATCGTTCCCTCCGATCAGTGTTCCCGCAAGTGTACCCACAACAGGAAGGAAGTCAAGCGTGGCGACGATTCAGCAGTTGGATTATCTGGCAACCTTGAAGGCTGCGGGTCAGTTCCATACGTTCACGCGGATCGCCCAGAAGATGTACTACGAAAAGCGTCCGGATGGGGCGTTTCGGGTGGATCGTCTGAACGGGGTGCTTTTCGAGTTGGCGAGGAGGGAGTACGAGAAGATCAAGAACGATCCGTCCAAGGTGGCGCAGGCGACGTTTCGCCCGCACCCGAACATGGAGGAGGCTTTAGTGAAGGATGCTCCGGAGAAGGACGATCCGGACGGCGAGTTGAAGTGGCCGTTCCGGGTGAGCCGCGAATCGGCCGCCGCGCAGTTGCGGGAGATTCACGACAAGGAGGCGTCGTTCTACTACGAAGTGGAGTGGATCGCCAAGAACCTGTCGAACATCGAAGCCCAGCCGAACGACGCCCCCAGCGCGAAGGCGTGGGAGTTGCTGGTGACTTCGGTCCAGAACGCCAAGAGCCGGGAGATGTTCTTCGACAAGTACTACTTCCGGGTGCGGATGAAGGAAGAGAAGGACGAAGAGACGAGCCGCGACCGCGAGCAGAACTACGCGAAGCAGTTGACGATGCTGGACCGCGTGGCGGCCGATCCGACCTGCCCTCATTGCGGAGCGGAGCTTTATGCAACTCACGAGTGAGTTCTACGAGAAGTTCGTCCCGAAGGAGCGGGAGGCGAACCTGCTGTACCGAAGGCAAATGCTGGAACAGGCCCAAGCCGATCCCGCGTTCGCCAACGAACTGCGGACGATCTGCGCCCGGGATTGTTTGTACTACATCAATTTCGCCGCGTGGCTGATCGAGCCCCGCGCGACGGACGCCTCGAAGCGGTTGATCCCATTCATCACGCGGGAGTATCAGGACGAGGCGATCCTGACGTTGCAGCGGAACCTCGGCCTGAAGGACACGGCCATCTACAAGAGCCGGGACGTGGGCGCGACGTGGATGGTGCTCTACGTCTACGATTGGTTCTGGCGGTTCATGCCCTACTCTCTCCTGGGCGTCGTCTCGAAGGACTTGGAAACGGCCGACTCCCCCCAGGGCGAGCGCTCCCTGTTCTCGAAGCTGGACTTCATCAACGAAAACCTGCCGTGGTTTCTGACGGCCCGGGACGATGTCGATCGGTTTCGCCACTTGAGCAAGCACACGATCCGGAACCTGAAGAACGGTTCGTGCTTCACGGCCTACCCCGCGACCGCGAACGCGCTGACTTCCGACCGCGTGCTGTGCGTGCTGTTCGACGAATTCCACTTCTTCGGCAGCGGGGACGATTACGCCGTTTTGGGTTCCGCGCAGCACACCACGAACTCCCGATTCTTCGTCTCGACTCCGAACCCGGATCGGGGCGAAGGGGGCGCGTTCTACGACATCGTGACCTCGGGAAAGTACGACGCCGAGATCATCCGCATCCGCTGGCGCGACGATCCCCAGAAGGCGAAAGGACTCTACTCGTCCACACTCCCACTGCACGTCGGCGAAGACGCGACGCTTCAAATCCTCGATACGGAGTTCTGGAGCGTCTTTCGACGGGAGGACGGAACCCATGCCGATCCGGCGGACACGAATCAGGATTACGAGTTCGTGCTGGATGGCCGGACGCGCTCCCCGTACTACGATCACGAGTGCCGGCGGGCGGGGAACAAGATGCGTTCCATCGCGGCGGAACTGGACCTGGAGTTCGCGGGCGCGACGGAGCAGTTGTGGGAGCGGGTCGCGATCGACAAGGCGAAGGCGACGGTCGAGCCGCCGGCGTGCGTGATCGAATGGAACGAGTCTGCCACCGGGTTCTACTCCGACTTCCAGCCGAAGTTGAATTCGGCTTCGACGGGAGCCATGAAGTTGTGGAGCCCCGAGAAGTGGCTGGACGGCAAGAAGGTGAAGCCGCAGTTCCAGTTCACCTGCGGGGTGGACGTGGCGGCCGGAACGGGGGGCGACTATTCGAGCTACAGTTCGATCGAGGTCTGGTGCAAGAACACCGGCGAGCAAGTGGCCGAGTGGCTGTCGAACACGGTTGGGCCTCACGACCTGGCGGACCTGTCGATCGCGGTCTGCACCTGGTTCAACAACGCCTACCTGTGCCCGGAAGTGAACGGCCCGATTGGGGGCGTGTACGCCAAGCGGTTGATCGACTCGGGATACGGGAACGTCCATTTGCGGGACTCCGGCCCGGACAAGTCCGTCAACAAGCGGACCATGACGGTGGGGGTCTGGAACTCCGACCGGGGCACGAAGATCCTCAAGGAGTTGGCGCACGCCGTCTCGACGGGGAGTGCGGTCCTGCGTTCCGAGCGGGTGCTGCACGAAGTCCAGCAATACTTCCTGGGCACCGACGGCAAGGCAACCCACGCCGGGGAACGCTCCGCCGAGACGCTGGGCGAGAAGGGGCTGGCGCACGGCGACGCGGCCATTGCGTGCGCTTGTGGGTGGATGGGCGTCACCGACTGGCCCGTCCCGAAGGAGAAGCCGGAGGAGCAGAAGGCCGCTTACGGATCGTTCCTGTGGCGTCGGCAGCAGTACCTCAAGAAAGAGCGAGAGAAGAACCGCTACTGGAGTCCGTTCGGCGAGACGGGGTGATTCACTATTGAGCGTTTTCCCGCGCAGGCCGGATACTCGACTTCATGCGAAGCGCGTTCGACAAGCTCAAAGAGTCGCGGATTCTGCACTACGACCGGCTGAAGCCGTTCCGGGAGCGGCGCGTCGAGGCGTTGGCGCACTACGTCGGCCCCTACTACGGGAACCGAACGGGAGCGCAACAAGAGCCGGTGAACCTCATCGAACTGGGGGTCAACACGTACCTCCAGCACCTCGTCCCCCGCACCCCCCAGACGCGCATCGTCCCCCGCAAGGTGGAACTGTGGAGTTCGGCGTCCGACATGGAGGACGCCATCAACCAGATTCTCTTGCAGATCCGGTTCGAGACGACGATCCGGCTCGCGACGTTGGAAGGGTTGTTCGGGCTGGGCGTCGTGAAGGTCGGGATCACCGGAGAGGAAGGCGAGTACCCGTTCGCGGAAGTGACGCTGTTCGACGATTGGGTCCACGACACCAAAGCCCGCTCGATCGAGGAGTTCCGATTCTGCGGGAATCGCTACCCCGTGGACTTGGAAGAAGTCCTGTCGAACGAGAACTTCGACGAAGCGGCGCGGAGCGAGTTGCGGAATTCGAGCGGAGAGGAGAGTTCGCCGTTCGAGCGGGAACCCGGCAAGAAGGCGGAGGACTTGTCGCGGAGCCGGGGATCGAGTCTGACCGGCGACGACGACGACCTGTACCGCAGCGTCGAGTTGTGGGATCTGTGGCTCCCCAAAGAAAACGTCATCCTGACTTTCGCCGAAGGGAACACGAAGCCGTTGAGCGAGGCGGAGTGGGGCGGACCGGCCAGCGGCCCGTACCGTCTGCTGCGGTTCAACGAAGTCTCCGGGAATGTGATGCCGTTGCCGCCGGTGTTTTCGTGGATGGACCTGCACATCCTCGTCAACAACCTGTACTGCAAACTGGGTGAGCAGGCCAGCCAACAGAAGACGGTGAACTACGCGCGACTGGCTGGCGGGGACGACGCGGAGCGGATCGTGAACGCCGAGAACGGATCGACGATCGGGGTTCAGGATCCCCAGAACGTGAAGTCTCATTCGTTCCCCGGCCCGGACAATCAGGTAATGGGGTTCGCGGCGGCGATGCGGCAGTTGGCGTCATACATGATGGGGAACATCGACGTGCTGGCTGGATTGTCGTCTCAGGCTGGAACAGCTTCCCAAGAGAACTTGTTGCATTCGAGCGCGTCGAATCGGGTGAACTCGATGCAGTCGCGGGTGAGCGATCTGACGCGGTACGTGATCCGCGACATGGCATGGTGGATGTGGCCGGACCCGATGGTCCGCGTCCCGTTCGTGAAGAAGATCGAAGGCACGGAGTATCAGGGTCAAAGCTCGTGGCCCTACCAGAAGGACGAGCGGGGCATCGAACAGGACGTGCGGGGCGGGGACTTCAACGATTACGACTTCGAAGTGAAGCCCTACTCGTTGAGCGATCAATCTCCCGAGCAGGCGCTGGCCCGGATCGAGGAGACGTGGCGGCAGGACATCGTGCCGCTGGCCCCGATTCTCGAAGCGCAGGGACTGAAGTTGAACGCGGCCGAATACCTGAAGGTGAAGGCGAAGTACGCGGGGATCCCGGAGTTGTCGCGGATCGTCGAGATGACGCCGCCGACGCATTCTCCGGGCAGTCCGTCGGGCGAGATGCGGCCCCGCAAACCGGCCAGTACGACGCGGGAATACATTCGGAGAGGCGAGAGCAAGCAAGGCGGACTTCCGGCCGAGCAGGACATGATGGCCGGTGCGTCCAATTCCACCCCCGTGTAGGAGAGAGAAGATGGCAGGCAAGAGTAAGGGAAAGCCGAAGGAGAAGCCGAAGTCGCCCCCCAAGGGGAAGCAGAAGAAAAAGCCGGTGAAGGGGTATTGATCGTTTTCCGGCGCACGCGCCAGAATGCGAGTAGATGAATCACGGGGCTGGCGGGCGACCGTCAGCGACATGAGGCATAGGCGGGGTAGCTCCCCACCGAGAAGTGCCATTACCACTCCGCAGCCGTAATGGGGCTGACGTTCGGAACGTCACGCCCCGTTTTCTTTTGCGCTGCGAGTCGAGAGATGGCCCTCAAGATCGGATCGAAGGCGAAGTACCTGTCCGCGAAGCCGCGCCGGAAGCGGCGTGTCGCGCGCAGCACCGTCTTCGCGCCGTTCGGCGGCCATCTCCCGAACTGCTGGCCCATGACGTGCGACGCCTCGGGCGTGAACCCGATTCAGCGCGAAGAGGCGATGCGCCACGCGCAGGAGATCGGCGTCCCCACCGAGTTCAACGCCGAAGGGCAGGCCGTCTACACGTCCCAGCGGCACCGCAAGGCATACCTGCGGGCCATCGGGATGTACGACAGAAACGCCGGCTACGGCGATCCGGAACCCATCAACAGGTGAGTCATGGCTGTGGAAGACACGCAAGTCGCGGAACCGCTGGAAACGGCAACCGAACCGTCGGAGTACGACTTCGACGATCCGATGTTCGACCGCGAGAGTGCGGACACCGAATCAGAGGAAACGAACGAAACAGCGGAAGCACCCGAGGGCGTCGAGGAGACTCCGCCCGAGGACACCGGCGAGGTCGCCGATGAGGCCGTCCCGGACATCCCGTTCAGCGACGAGTTGCTGATCCGGGCTGGCGAACTGGGATTCACGGCCGGAGAGGTGAGTCGCTTCGGTTCTCCCGAAGCGTTGCAGACGGCGTTGGACGCATCGGAGCGGGCGATCCTGCAAATGCTCGGTTCCAAGAAGGAACCCGAGCCGGAGCAAGCCGCCGAGACCGTCGAGACGTTCGAGTTCAACCGCGAAAAGCTCTTGGAGAAGTTCGACGAGGAGTACGTGGACTTCCTGGAGAGCAACGAGCGTCGCCATTTCGAATCGCGTCAGGCGCTTCGGAAGGAACTGGCCGACCTGCACACGCAGTTGGGGGAGTTGAAGCAACACACGGAGAGTTCGCAGCGCGAAATCCAAGAGCGTCAGGCCGAGGAGCAGCAGTCTCGGTTCGACGCATTCATCGACGGCTTGGGAGAGGAGTACCGCGACCTGTTGGGGAGCGGTCCCTCGAAGAAGATGCCGCCGACGAGTGCGGAGTTCCGGAACCGCGTCGAGGTCTGGGAGCGGATGCAGGCGTTGCGGGCTTGGCACATGCAGCGCGGCCATGCGCCCGAAGCGGACAAGTTGTACCGCGAAGCACTCCATGCCGCATTCGGCGACCAGTTTCAAACAATCGCTCGCAAGCAAATCGAGACGACATCGGCGACCCGGCGCAAGTCGGCCATCGCCCGCCCGGCGGGACGCGAAGGCACGGTCGATCCAACGACCAAAGCGGCCCAACGCATCGAGAAGTTCTGGGCGGAGCATGGAAAAGTCACCGAGCCGGTCGGTGAGCTGTGAGTTCAAGGAGAGATAGATGGCCAACACCCTGCTGGCAGACATTCCGGACCTCGTGACCGGAACGCTCCGAGACTTGGGGCGGCCCAAGTTCACGCAAATCGCGCAGAACTTGCAGTCCTACGAAGTCATCGGCAAGTGGTTCAAGAAGGACAAGGTGAAGTTCCACGACGGGTACGGCGTCCAGCGCACGCTGATGACTTCGCTTCCGGGCGAAGTGCATTACGGCGGGATCGACGAGCCGGACACGACGAGCATCCCGAACCTGCTCACGCAGATGCGGGTGGACTACTGCCACATCAAGACCTCGTGGGGCTTCTACTACCAGGAAGTGCTCGCGAACCGCGGCAAGAGCCTGATCGTCAACGTCATCGAGCCGCGTCGCGCGGGGGCGTTGATCCGCTTGGCGGAGGCTCTGGAGCGCACCGCGTGGCAGGCTCCGGCCACTTCCGCCGACCTGACCGTGCCTTTCGGTCTGCCGTACTGGGTGGTCTACAACGCCAGCACCGGGTTCACCGGCGGGGCGGCGTCGGGCCACACCACGGTGGCGGGTGTCAACCTCACCGACAACCCGACGTTCAAGAACTACTCGGTGCAGTACACGAACGTCACGAAGACGGACCTCATCAAGAAGCTCCGGCGGATGCACCAGGAGATCCGCTGGGAGTCTCCGCTGGACGTGAAGGGGGACCAGGGCTCGAAGATGCGTCTCTACTGCGACTGGACCGTGAACTCCGAACTGGAGGACATCGGCGAGGGGCAGAACGAGAACCTGGGTCGCGACTTGGCCCCGATGGGAACGGCCCGCGACGTGCGGTTCGTGGACGACGTGCTGACGTTCCGCCGGCACCCGATCCGCCCGGTCAAGCAACTGGACGACACGGCCGTCTACACGGCCGCGACCAGTCCGGTCTACATGATCGACCACGACACGTTCTACCCGATCTGTCTGGAAGGGGACTACCTCCGCGAAAGCGACGCGACCCCCGACCCGGTCAATCACAACGCGTTCCAGGTCTTCTTGGATCTGTCGAACCAGTACATCTGCGACAACCGCCGCCGTAACGGCATTGCCGCGAAGTAACACCCAGCCAACCAGCAGGAGGATCGATAGATGGCACTTTTGACGAACTTTCTCGGCCAGTCGAACTCGCTTCCGAGTCCCGCGATTTGGGACCGCTTCCCGTTCATCGAGGCGGTGAAGAACAAGGACGTGTTCGAGTTCTACGACGACTTCCGCCGCTTCAACCTCACGTCGGGCAATCCGTGGGTCACGGACGTGTCGGACAATTTGGCGACGGCGGCGAACGTCACCAATTCGCCGGACGGCCTGTTGCGTCTGGCGATCACGGGGGACGACAACGAGGAAGTCTGGATCATCGCCGACACCACCGGCGGGATGATGAGCCTCAAGGCCGATCGTGGGGACGCGGCCTACGAATGCCGTTTCGCCAAGTCGAGCATCGCGACCGACACGGCGATCGCGTTCGGGATGGTCGTGAACGGCACGGCGGCCGGCGACGACGTGATTCAGGTGGATACCACCGGTGAGTTGGCGGACGTGAGCTACATCGCGTTCAGCAACCTGCATACGGCTGGCGCGACGTTGCGGTTCAGCTACCGCACGGCTTCCGGCACGGCCGTCACGCATGTCGCGGCGGCGCACACGATGGTCGCTGCGACGTTCGCCAAGGCGGGCTTCGTGTACGAGCAGGGCACCGGCAAGGTGCAAGCCTACATCAACGGGGCCAAGGTCGGGTTGCCGGTCGCCATCTCGGCCACCGGGTTCCCCGACAACGTGACGCTGACGCCGTTCTTCGCGGCCAAGGTGGGCGACGATCTGGCCGTCAACCTTGATTGCGCGTGGGTTCGTTGCGCCCAGAAGATCGTGGCCTGATTCACACTCCGACTCCTGAAGGGAGATTGCAATGAAGAGTTCGATGCCTCACGACAAGAACGCCGGCGAGCACAAGGGTGCGGACAAGGGGCACGGCGCGGACTACGCCCCGATCAAGACGACGAAGGACAACAGCAAGTCGGTGGCGAAGGCCGCCGCGAACGCCGTGAAGTCCAACCCGTCGGGTTCCTGATTTCCGCTTCATGCAGGGCGGAATTACCCCGGCGCGGGGAGCTTCGGTTCCCCGCGCCGTTACTTTCAACCGGAGAGATTCATGGACGTGCGAGACGCGGATCGCCTGCGGACGATGCTGAAGGTGCATCACGACGCGCCGATTCCGGACGAGATCGTGAACCTGTACGACGAGTTGCGGGAGTTGATGCCGCAATCGAAGTCGTTCCACGCGCATCCCGACACGCTAGGGATTCTGGTTCTGCTGTCCCGGCACCTGGCGATCGCCGGCGCGTTCGATTGGAACACCGTCCCGGTGGGTTCGGCCGTGCTGTTCGACGAAGGCTACGGCGAAGTCGAGGGGACGCTGATCCGCGTCGCGAGCGGGAAGCACGCCGGGAAGTTGCACATCCGGCCGAACGACTCGGAGACCGGCTACCGCGTCATCGAGGCGTCGCTGGCTCGGGTGGCCGACTTGGTGGAGGCGTAAATGTCCCTGTCCCTGCACTACACCGACTTCTGCCGGGAGGCCATGCGGCCGCTCGGGATGGGGAAGGTGTATCACGCGGGGACGGTCGCGATCGCCTCCGGAGTCGTCACGCTCACCGGCGGAGCCTTCCCATCGTGGGCAGGTCAAGCGGTGCTGCAAATCGGCGACGACGGCTACACGGTCGATACGCGCGACAACGGCACGCAAGTCACGCTGGACGACACCAGTATCAACGTCCCGGCGGGTCGGCCGTATGCGTTGTTCCAGACGATGAAGCGCTCGGACGACGAATGGTATCGGGTTCGGGATTGGGTTCGCGCTGGTGAGCGGCAGTTCTACTACCCACAACCGCTGTTGCGGGCCGAAGGGGGTAAGCCGGTCCTCGCGGACAAGCCGCATCAATGGAGCTTCCTCAACCCGGTGGCGGTGCTGAGTCTCACCGAGGGGCAGTACGTCGTGAACCTGCCGGACGACTTCGGGCAGGACTTGAAAGGCGTCACGTTCTCGTCCGATTCTGCGCAGTCTCCCATCAAGGTCGTGACGGACACGCACCTGAGGGCGCTGCGGGCGCGGGGCGCGACGGCAGGGGTTCCGAAGTACGTGTCGGTACGGCCACAAGACTTCACCGGCACGGGAGCGCAGAAGTTCGCGGCGGCGTTCCATCCCACTCCCGACGCCGGCTACCTCGTCGAGTTCGCGGGGAACGTGGTTCCGCTGGGGATGAATCCGGATCATCCCTACCCGCTGGGAGGCGGGGTTCATGCGGAGACGATTCTGGCGAGCATTCAGTTGGTGGCCGAGGATCAGGACGCTGGCGATGGTGCGGTGCGGGCGAAGTACATGGAGCGATTGGCGTCCAGCGTTCAGTACGACTTGGAAGTGCTGAACCGGGACTCGTCGAGTTGGAGCCTCATCGAACCGGAATACGGGCACTTCGACTGGTTCCGCCGCGCGACGGGAGACTTGTACGGATTCGGGGCGGACGATGCGAGTTGGAACCACGAACAGCGCGGGCGGGTGAATCGCATCGTTCAAGCCGGGATTCGGAGGGTCTATTACAACCAGCACGATTGGCACTTCCTCAAGCCGGAGTTCCAGTTCCAAACGGTTTCGGGCGTGGACGATTACGTGCTGGACGGCGGGTGCGGTGGGTTGATCGGCGAGTTGAGCATCGACCGCGACGGCGGCATCGGGATCCCTCTCAAGAAGATCGCGTACGCGCACCTGTTGCGGCTGCGGAGCATGGGTCAGTTCACGTCGGCGCATCCGCTGTACTACTCGGAGTACCCGCTGGCGAGCGGCGGGACGATGCATCAGAAGTGGGGGATCGGCTTCCATCCGACGCCGGGTTCCAGCGTGACGGTGCGGGGCCGGATGCGGGTGATTCCTCCCGAGTTGAGCGACGACCACCCGTTTCCCTACGGCGGTCCGCCGCACGTCGAGACGTTTCTGGAATCATGCCTGGCGCTCGTGGAACAGGAGACGGGTCGGCAGAGTGGACATATCGCGGCGTTCGGAGAGCGATTGGCGGCGAGCGTGCAATACGACTCGAACAACCGCCGTCCGGAGTTCTTCGGCGGCGGGGCGAGCATGAACTACGGCGATTGGGTTCCGGCGATGAAGGATCACCTGAATCAGTTCGGGAGCGTGACGATCGTTTGACGGGATCCCGTAACCGTTCAACCCGCATGTGGCGGGGCCGAGAGGCAGCGGGACGAGTTTCAAGAAAGGCGGTGCTGTGATGAGTGCAAGGAACGTGAAGCGGCAAATCGAGGCGTTGTTCGCCAATGGCGACACGATCGAGGGGCTGGTGCTCAACCCGGAAGAGAATCAAGGGGCCATGAAGGCCGAGTCGCTGGCGCTCGGGGCGGACGGTTCCGAAGTCCTGGTCACTGCCACGGCGGACGAGATCAACCGGGCGGCGGACGTGTCCTCGCGCATTGTGTCGGTGGATACCTCCACGCTGGACGTGACGGTCGCGGATCACGACGGCAGGACGATCGTGTTCAACCGGGCGGCGGGAATCGCGGTGGAGCTGCCTGCCGCGACGGGGAGCGGGGCGCGGTTCCGGTTCGTGGTCGGCACGGCCTTCACCGGGGACGCGACGATCGCGGTCAATGCCGATCCCGGCACCGACACGATGGTCGGGCTGGTGCTGGGCTTGGACGGTGACGGCGTTCCGGCGAACGCTTGGACCGTGGGCGGCACGAACGACACGATCACGATGGACGGCTCGGCCAGTCCGAACATGACTCAGGGCGGATTCGCCGGGGACATGTACGAGATCGAGGACATCGCCGACTCGCTGTGGCAGGTCAACGGCTTCATCAAGCAGACGGGCACCGAAGCGACTCCGATGAGCGCTGGCGTTCCGTAACAGTCCGGGTCTGGCGGTCCGGTTGGGGCCGCCTTGGGAGATAGCCGATGGCCGCCACGCTGCGCGTCTGGAAGAAATTCGAAGTCACGATCGACGGGGTTCCGATCGAAGGCGGCTCGCTCACCGTCCCGGATTCGATTTCGGTCGGGGGCGCGAAGGCGGACCTCACGAAGTCCCTCGCGACGGCGACGACGTGGGACGTGTGGGAGAGCGGAGCCGAGGAGCCGATCACCGACTTCGATTACCTGTGGGTCGAGGCGGACGGCGACGTGTACCTCGAACTCACGGTGGACAAGGCGGCGGATGTCGGCACCGAGGAGATCGCGATCCAAGTCGCGTCGGGCAAGCCGTTCGACTTGGCGACGGACGTTGGAAAATCCAACTACACCACGGATTTTGGTGCGGGTTCGGACGACGTGATCGACAAGATTCGGATTCGGAACGAGTCGGGCGCGACTGTGAATGTTCGGGTTGTCTTGGTCACTTAGGAGAGAGCGATGCGAGCCGAACCGAACACGACTTTTCTCGTCACTCCGCGTACCCATGCACCGGCTGCGGACACGGCGGCGATCATCACGATCGCGGCGGTGGCGGACGAGACGCACGTCGTCGATGCCGTCCAGTGGAGCTACAGCGAAGCGCCGACCGGGGGTTCGTTGACGATCACGGTCAACGCGGTGACGAAGTTCAAGATCGCCATCACGGCGGCGGGGCCGGGCTTCATCAACTTTCCACAAGGGCTGTACGGCGACGTGAATCAGGCGGTCGTCATCACGCTGGCGGCTGGGGCCGGGACGTGCGTGGGGATCGTCAGCGCTCAAACGCATTGAGGATTCCATGTCGCTCACCGGCCTGTCGGCGCTCACCGGCTTGAACACCGTCTTCGGCCCCGCCGCACCGGGGACGCGGACGGTCTACGCCATCGGCGCCGACACCGACGACGGACTGGACGCCAACGCCGGGACGTGGCTGGCAGTGCATTCCATGTCGGCCGGGAACCATGCGTGGGGACATCAGGGGGAAGTTGAACTGATTGCCGCATGGCGGTTCGAGGACATCATCGCGGAGCAAGGCGCAACCGTCATCAAGGCGTATCTGCGGTTGAACGTGCGGGGGAGCATGGACGACGGGTACGCGGCCGGGAACGTGTTCGGGGCGGATGAGGACACCGCTCCGGCTTGGGCGGATACCTCTCCCACCGCCGCCCGGCCGACGACGGCATTCACGGCTGTGGCGCGGCCCACGGCGAACGGACTCTTGATCGTGAACGTGACGAACATCATTCAGGAAATCTTCGATCGGGCGGGATGGGAGAGCGGCAACGCGATCGGGTTGATGGGCTTCGAGGACGAAAGCGGCGCGGCTCGCCAGACATTGATCGAAGACTCCGTAGCCGACGGGTTCTTCCCCCCGACGCTCGAAATCACCGTGTAATCAAGGAGTGTACCGATGGCTACGGCCGTGAAATTTTTGTGCTTCGTAGAGGATTTGGCCGAACAGAAGCACGACCTGAGTTCGGACGATTTGAAGCTCGCGTTGTCGAACACGGCTCCGACGAACACGGACACCGTGTTTGCGCCGGGCAGCGCACATCCGCCTCCCGCTTCGGCGAACGGCTATACGTCGGGGGGCGAATCACTGACGGTCACGGCGTCGGGCCAATCGGGCGGGACGTACACGCTGGCTGCGGACGCGGTGGTGTTCACTGCGTCTGGCGGTCAACTGGGTCCGGTGCGGTACGCGATCCTCTACAACAACACGGCGACGAACGACGAAGTTGCTCTGTCCTGGGATCGTGGCGCGTCGGTGACGCTGGAGACGGGCGAGACGCTGACGGTGACGTTCGGCGGCGACCCGACGGGCGGTTCGGTTCTCACCATCGCTTAGGAGAAGACATGGAACTGCGGGCGAAGATTCTGCCGGTGGAGGGTGGTTTGCTCGTCGAGTGGATCGACGCCGAGCGGAAGGTCCACTTCACGGAGCAGATCAAGATTCCGAATCCGGAGTACGCGGCGGTTTCGCAGTTGGTGTTCGACAAGCCGGTGCGGACGGAGGAGGGGTTCTTCGTCGATCCGGGCGGCTTGCGGCACTTCTACATCCACGCCGAACCGCTGCGACTGCGGCTGACGGCGGCCAACATGAACTGAAAGGAGCGATTCGATGTCCAATCACTACAACCCGTCGCAAGGCAGCGTCCACGGCGGGCAGTTGCGGAATGCTCTCGTCAACTTGGAGACGGGGCACGTCGGTCTTGCCCGACAGGTCGCGACCATGACGCAGATGCTCAACGGCGACGGGAGCGACGCGGCTCACTTCGACGAAGTGGCGGAGAACTACGGGTACGGCTCCACCGCGATCGCGAAGGCGGCCTATGAGGAATTGAACTCGGCGAACGCCAAGCTCCAGACGGACGGCAGCGTGTCGAGCGTGCTGGCCGCGCTCAATCAGTTGTTCGCCCGCTTCCGCTGATAGGCCGCACCGATGGCGTTCCCCACCGTCGAATCCGTCACGCCGACATCGTTCGCGTCCGCCAGCACGACGCACAACGTCGCGATGCCGGCGACGGTGAACGCGGGGGATCTGCTGGTAATCCTTTTCACGACTGGCGGTGGCACGTCCGTTACGAACCCCTCTGGGTGGACCGAGGAATACAACGCCGCGATCGACACGGTGTCGAATGCGTTCTGTACCGCCAAGCTCGCGGCGGGCGACGAAGGCGGAACCACCGTCAACCTTGCGACTGCTGATTCCGTTCGGGGCGCGGCACAGGTGTATCGAATCAGCGGATGGTTCGGCACGCTGGCGACCGGGTTGGATTCCGCGATTGCCGCGGCGGCGTTCGGCAGTACGCCGAACCCACCGTCATTGAACCCTTCGGAGTGGGATGAGGAAGATACGCTGTACATGGCCGTCGCGCATCTGGGCGCGTTCGGCCGGACCATCTCGGCCTATCCGACGAACTACACCGATGGAACGTTCACGTCGGACGGAGCAGGAGTGTGCGGGACGGGATCCGCACGGCGCGAACTGGCTGCCGCATCCGATGATCCTGGTGCGTTCACGCTGTCGAGCTTCGATTGGGCGCGAGCCGCCACGATCGCGATTCGCCCGGCGGCACCACCTCCCGCCGAACCCGAACTCACCAACCCCACCGCCACCGCCACCGGAGCGACGACGGCCGATCTCGCCGTCACCACGGATACCGACAACGGCACGCTGTACGCCGTCGTCACGACTTCGGACACCGCACCCTCCGCCGCACAGGTCAAGGCGGGGCAGGATCACACCGGCGCGGCAGCGGCATTCGACGATTCGCAAGCGATTTCCAGCACTGGCGAAAAGGAGTTCAACGCGACTGGATTGAGCGCGGGGACGCTCTACTACGCGCACTTCATGCACGAGGACGATTCGGCGAATCAGTCGGACGTGGCTTCGTCCACAGCGTTCCGGACGTACTACGAATTGGCGGCCGAAACCGCCGTCTTCGCGCTCACCGCCAACGACGCCACGCTCGATGCTGGCTACGCGCTCCCGGCCAACACCGGAACGTTCGTCCTGATGGGGGCCAGCACGGCGTTCCGAAACGATTACGTCCTCCCGGCGGCGGCGGCCTCGTTCGCCGTCTCAGCGCAGGACGCCACGCTGTTGCGCGGATACCCGTTCCCCGCCGACACCGGAGCATTCACGCTCACCGCCAACGACACCTCCCTGATCGCCGATTACGGCCTCGCGGCAGAAACAGGTGAATTCGCACTGACGGGTGAGGACACCGCGCTGGATCGCGGATTCATCCTCCCGGCCGATACAGCCGCATTCGCCGTCTCGGGGGAAGACGCGACGCTGCTCACGCAACGAGTCATCACTGCCGGGACGGGTGCGTTCACGCTCACCGGGGGATCGTTGAATCTCGATCGAGGGTATCAGTTCCAGGCGGACGCTGCGGAGTTCGCAGTCTCGGGTGAGGACGCCACCGTGCGGGCGCAGTACGCATTCCCGGCCGGGACCGGGGCGTTCACGCTCACCGGGATTTCTTCGACGCTCGCGTACTCGGGAGACGCTGGAGATGGCGACGGACTGGCTGGGCTGTCCGCGCTCACTGGACTTTCGGGGCTGTCGGCGATCATGGGGGGTGGATGATGGCGGAATCGTACTTGGCGCATCTCCCGTTCCCGATCCTCGGATTGGACGAGCGCGGTCCGTTCGACGTTCAACCGGAAGGCACGACTCCCGGCGCGCAGAACGTCCGCGCCTTCGATCCCCTCACCGGACGATTGCGCGGCGCACAACGCCCCGGGATTGCCCGCTTCCTCGAAGCGCAAGTCAACGGCTCGAACGCGATTCGAGACTTGGGCCATATTGCCGTCTCGAAAGCGGTCTCGGGCGCGACTTCCGCTTCCATCCGCAACGTCTATCTCCATGCGGTCGCCGGCGGGAACATCTACCTCGTCACGACGAGTTCCGCGACTCTGGCCACTGGCGGCTCGGCGGTCCTCTCGACGACGACACCGTTCATCTTTTCCTCGCCGTTGTTCGGAACCCGGTTCTTCTCGGACGGGACGAACTATACGAAGTGGGTGGCTTCGACGAACACCGCCTCGGCGTGGACGGCCTCCGAAGGAACACTCCCCGCCAACGGATCGGCGAAGCCCCGCCTGAACTGCGTGTGGCGAAACCGGATGGTGCAGGCTGCGATCGTGGGGGACGAGCACAACTGGTTCATGTCGTGCGCGGGGGACGCGACGTGCTGGGACTACGCGCCCGTCCCGACGTATCCGACGCAAGCATGCGCGGGGAACAACACCACGACGGGAGAGTGCCCGGACATCATCAACTGCCTCATCCCCTACGACAACGAACGCTTGATCGCCGGGGGGGATCATTCGCTGTGGCTGCTCCAAGGAGATCCGATGTTGAACGGGCGGTGGATCGAAATTTCGAGCGTCACCGGGATGGCGTTCGGGCGTCCTTACTGCCGGGACGCGAACGGCGTGATCTACTTCTTCGGCTCCCGGGGCGGCGTGTTTCGCTGGCAACTGGGGGGTGCGCCGGAACGCATCTCCCGGCAAATCGAGGAACGGCTGGCGCAGGTGAACCTCGCGACGAACATGGTCCGGATGTTGTGGGCCGATCGGGAGCAAGGCGTCTACGTCTTCATCACGCCGTTGGACGGCTCGGCCACGACTAACTACTTCTTCGACGCCTGGAACGGAGGGTGGTTCCCGGACAAGTTCGCCACGAACGGATTCAACCCCTCGGCGGTGCATGTCTTCGACGGGGACGCGCCGGGCGATCGCGTCGAGATGCTGGGCTGCCAGGATGGACGGATCCGCTACATCAAGCGGGACGCCACGAACGACGACACGGCGGCCATCGACAGTTACGTGTACCTCAATCCCAAGCGGGAACCGATGAGCGCCGCGAACTTGATTGAATTGCAGGCCACTCTCGGCAGCGCGTCGAGCGACGTGAACTGGAGCCTGCATGTGGGAGAGACGGCCGAAGCGGCGTTCGGGGCCGTGGCGTTGAACTCTGGTCTGATGCGGGCGGGACGCAACCCGTCGATTCTCACGAAAGGATTCGGGGCGGCGCACTACGTCAAGCTCGGCAACAGCGCGGCCAGCCAGACGTGGACGCTGGAAAGCCTCACCGGACAATTCGAGGCGGCGACCGGCCGGCGACAGCGGGTGGTTTCGTGACGTGCAACCCGGACCGAATCGGCCACGGCTACCCGCCGGACGACATCACCGATCCCAAGTTCCCGATGTGGGTTCCGCCCTACCCGTTGGTGGGGCCGATTACCTCGCTCGATCCCCCGACGCTCCCGACGAGCCTGTGCGCCGACATCCCGGGATGGGGGATCGTGTGTGCGGACATTCCCGATCCGCTGGCAGGCGTGCTCGTCGATCCGCCGTATGAAGTCGGCGACGACGTGACGCTGATTCCGCTGTTTCCCCCGACGCGTCCCGTGAACTGGGTCGAGACCGGAGCGGGCCGCAAGCCGTGTTCCGACCACAGCGTGTGCGGCGACGGTGAGGGGTGTTTCGGCCGCGACGTCGGCGAGGGCGGGGATGGGCCGAACATCGCGACGTTGGCGAATTGCGGATACCCGGAAGACGTGACGTGCGATCGTTCGGAGTGTCAGCCTGTCACCGAAGCGGGGCACACCGGAGAGGGAGAGTGCGATGACGTGTGCGGCGGAGGGATCGCGCGCGGCTGGACGGCCGTCATGCCGGAATTGGAGTGCTGCCCGAACGCAGGCGGCAAGCAGATATTCGTGGCTATCGAGGGTGACTGTGAATTCGAGACGGACACGTTCACGTGCGCCGGAGGGGGGACGTACAAGTGGGTGATGACTCCCAGCGCCAGCCCCTACGAATCGACGATCGAACTGACGCACGTGTCCGGCACGGACGAGGGGCTGAGTGTCGTGTACCGCGCTCACGCGCCGTTCTGCTGCGTGTGCTGCAACGTCTTTACGCTCGCCTGCGGGCCGTTCGACTGCGGGGGTGAGACGTGGCGAATCTGCGTCTGCCCGCTCTGCACGGTCTGCATCACGGCGATCGACGACACGGCTACGGAAGCGGGCCCGACGACATGCACGCTCCGAATCTGCCGAAGCAACTGCGCGGACATCAGCGACGAATTGGAAGTGTTCTTCACCGTCACCGGCACGGCCACGACGGTTGACGACTACGATTCGATCGGCACGTCCGCCACGATCCCCGCCGGGGAGAGTTGCGTGGACATCACCATCACGCCGGTGGACGACGAGGAAGTCGAGTCTCCCGAGACGGTGATCGTCACGCTGGACGAGGACGACAACTATCTCATCTCTCAGGCGGAGGGCTGTGACGAAGCCATCTGCACGATCCTCAGCGACGACGTGGACGGCTTCGAGGAATGCTGCAACGCCTGCGACATCGAGACGGAGAGCGGCGGAACGCTGCGGGCCACGATGGGCGGCTGCATCGACACGACGGACGACTTCACGTTCACGGCTAGCGGCGAACCCTGCGGCGACGGCGGCGGAACCGGATTCTTCACTTCCGGCGGTGCGGATGGGCAAATCGACTTCCTGGTGGATTGCGACTCCGACGAACAGGACGAGTGGGCGTCGTTCAGCGCCGATGTCGTGTTGCAGGATACGGGGACGAGCACGCAATACACATGGAGCTACGCTTACGAGGGCGGCGGGCCGAGTGTCTACGACCCGGAAGCGTGCGGCCCGACCGGATCGTACCCTTGTCTTCTGTCCGGCGAGTGCTCCCCCTTCGAAATCTCGTGGGATGACGACGAGCCTGTCAAAACGGGAGCGGGAACCGTCGGCAACTGCTCCGCCACACCTTCCGAAGCGTTGGCGGACCTCACGATTGGACTAGTGCCTCCATGAAAATCGCGTCGCTGTTTCTCACCGACTGGATCGCCGATCCGCTAACCGGACGGCCGAAGCCTCGCTTCACTCTGTTGGGGCACTCCCACGAGTACGCGCAGAGCGCACCCGCTCTGGACCGCCCCCCCGTCTTGTGGCCGGCGACGGGGGACATCGAGCAAAACCGCTTGATGCAGACGGCGTATGCTGCGGCCGAGCGTCATGCCGAGACGGCGGAGTTGAGCCGGGACGGGGTTGCCAGAGACGGTGCCGTCTCCAAAGCCGAAACGATCCTCGCTCGGCGTGGGATTTCTCTGGACGACAGGATCGGCGATCCCGTGAAGCGGGTGCGAGACGCGGTGCGAAAGGCAAAACGATGAAGCCATTGCCGGTGAAGATCAAAGTCGTAGGCGCGAAGGGTTCCAAGCCCAAGAAGAAAGGCTTGGGAGACAGGGCCGCGTCCGCTCTTTCCATCGAGCAACTGGAAGGTTCGCCGTGCGTGCATCTCGGGGCGTTCGTGGAAAGTAAGAAGTGCAAGACGTGCGGCAATCGGGGACAACTCTACGCAATTCACGAATGCGACGTGTACGGCAAGTGTTCCCCAAGCCGATCCGGAGAAGGATCGCTCGCCAAATGCCGCTACTGCGAAGACTACGAATCGGTATTGAGCGGAACGGCTGAAAGCCCGGAAAATGAATTGAAAGCGATCATGGATTGCAAGGAAAAGTAACATGGACTTCATGCGTCGGCGGATGCTGGGTGATGCGCCTTACGGCCCTCCCAGTTTGCGGGGCGTGGATGAACTGCTGGGAGCGGACCGGGACAGCACGGACGAACCGTTCATGGGTGGGCAGCAAGAGGCCGCCGTCCCGGAAGTGGACAAGCTGGCCGTCGCCAAGCGGTTGGCCGAGCAAGCCGTCCGGCAACGTCTCCCGCACCTTCGTGGGCAGCAGCGGTTGCTCGCCGTCGCGCGGGCCATGCAGGAGATCCTCTCGGGTGAGGAAATCGTCGATCTCCCCGAGCAGGACGCCGCCCGTCAACTGGAGAAGCGGAACATCGCGGCTCAACAGGGGCGCGTCACGGGCAACCAGTTCACCGGATTGGACGCCGAACAGGCGAAGGCGGTCGTCGCGCGGCAGGACATGCGGCGGTTCCTCACTCCCTCACAGAAGCGGATGCTCGACACGCCGATGCCGCAGCAGCCGCAAGAGGATCCCCGCGAACTGGCCCCGCACGTCCGGGAGCGACTGGCTGGCGCGCAAGCCTTGCAACAGGAGTTGATGGCGAACTACCAGCCGAGTCGAACCGACCCCCGCGTGAAGGCGCGCTGGGAGCAAATGGCCGCGCAGAAGGCGGAGCGGGATTCGATGATCCAGCGGAACCGCTTGGCGCACTTCGCGCGTACCCGAGTCGCGCCGCGATACGGGATGCAGGCGGCTCAACAGTGGTACGCGCAGATGTCTCAGCAGAATCAGATGCCGGTGGCACAGCAACCGCAACAGAACCCGCAACAAATCCCGCCGTGGCTTGTCGGCGGGGTGGGGGTGGGAGGATAAATCATGGTTTCGATGAGCAACTACGACGCGCAGCAGCGTCAGTTGAACCGCAAGCTCATGCTGGGCGGCAGCGCCAGCAGTCCGGCGAACGTCGGACAGAACACCGGGCCGGGGATGTGGGAGTCTCCCGCGCAGCCGGGCGGCGGTGGGCCGTCGGCGCTGGACGGCTATCTCGCGAACCTCCGCCAACAGCAGCAGAACAACTCCGCGCTGTTCACGAAGCTCTACAACGAGTATCAGGCGGCTCAGGACGCCGCCGCGAAGGCGAACAAGGGGCGCGAGAAGGAAGTCCGATCCGGCTACACCGACATGCACGGCCGGATCGTCGGGGGCTACGGAGACATCCGCAATCGCGCGATGGGCTACATCGACAAACTCGGCGGAACCCAGCGACAGGACATCGGCGATCGGTACACCCAACTGCGGGGCGAAGGCGAACAGGACATGATCTCCCGGGGGCTGTCGAACTCGACGGTGCGGGGTTCCATGTTGCAGGGGCTCGCCAGCCGGGAAGGTCGGGAGAATCTGGAACTCGAAGAATCCTTGAACCGCCAGAGGCTCGATTACGACACGCAGCTGTCGAGTGCGGGGCTGGGCGCGGACGAACGGATCAGCACCGGACGGTTGGGGTTCATCGAGCGGATCGAGGACGAGTACCCGGACTTCAATCAGCTCATCGGCTTGGCTCAAGGGATGGGCCAGTACGGCGGCGGGTTCGGCGGTGGGGTGGCGGCAGGACCGGCTGCGAAGTCTCCGAAGTCGGCCCCTGTCGGGCGTTCGCTCCCGGCGGCTCCGACTCGGCCCACCGGCCCACCCGCGGGATCGCGTCGCAACACGGGCGGGGTGGCGCTGGGCGGTGGGAAGTTCGCGATGGGCGGCACGCTCCAAGGCGGGTTCACCGATCCCCGCTTGGCGGCGGGCCGCAAGAAGCAGCAGGTGAGCAAGCTGCCGGTGGGTGCCAACGTCCCCTTGATGAATATCTTCTAATGGCGATCCGCAACCGATACTCCCCGAGCGCCGCCGTCGTTGCGCAAGCCGCCGCCGTGGCCGGTGCGGGGAAGCGCGGCGAGTACGAAGACGCGCTGGCGCTCCGCATGGCGGAACTGCAACAGCGGCGCGAGATGCAGTTGGCGGACCTCGCCGGACGCGAGAGATCCCAAGTTCTCGGCTCGCAGCTTCAAGGCGCTCGGGACGTGCAGCGCGCCCAGATGGGAGCGGTGGAGAATCAGCAGCGGTTCGGCCAACAGGCGTTGCTCGGCCAGCAGCAAGCCGGGCTGACGTTCGCCCGGGATCAGCTTCAGCAGCAGTCCGAACTCGCACAGGGCGAGCAGCGATTCGGGCAACAGTCGCTGTTGAACGAGCAGCGGGGCGGGATGGAGGAGGACGCGGCGTGGCAAGAGTTCGTCATGGAGCAGAAGGCGCAGGGGAAGGACTTCGCGCCTCACCAACAGGCGAACTTGGACAAGCTGGACCTCAACGAGCAGACGATTCGGCAGCGTATCGCATCGCGGGAAATCAGTCCCAGCGTGGGGATGCAGGCATTGGCGCAGATCGGGCGCGAGCGTCGGGCCGTCCTGCCGACTCAGCACGTCGGGACGCCGGAGGAACGGAAACAGCAGCGAGAACAGGATATCGACGAGAACGTAGTGGTTCGCCCGGAGGGCATCTACATCACCCAGCCGGACGGGACGCGGGACTTCAAGCCGCACGCGAAGGACGACACGGCGGAGCAGCGAAAGAAGTTCATCGCTCAGGAAACCTTCAAACTCTACAACGAAGCGAGAAAGGACTGGGCCGCTCAGCACGGAGGAACTTCGAACCCGCCGCCGAAGCCCCGGATGGCGGACTTCTTCGTCGAGGCGATCGAAGTCGCGGACGCGCTGGAGGATCCCGAGGCGTTCATGGCACAGCAAAAAGAAGCCGCCGAACAGCGGCGGGCCGGGAAACAGAAGCAAGTCGTGAAGGCTTACTCGCACGCCGGCCCGCGCTTCGCTCAAGAGCGACTGGGAATCGTGGTGCCGCCCGGAGTCGATGAACCCGCCTACATTCGGCAAGAGATGGAGCGGAAGCTGGAGTCCGGCGAACTCGTCATGCACGAAGGCGGGATCGACCTGAACCCGGAGATGCAGGCGGGCACGGAACCCGGCATGGAACAGCCGATGGAGCCGGACGTTGCGGAGCCTGTCGCGGAACCGCCGGTGGAACCGCCCGCGCCGCCAGTCGTCAACATGATGCCTCCGAAGGAACGCGAGAAGGTGGTTAAGCATTGGGACAATCACCCGCTCGCGAAAGACGAGCGTGTCGGGGCGTTGATCGCGGCTCGCAATGAGATGTTGACTCAGCCGCAATCCGATGACACGGAAAGCATCCTGGCCGCACTGGATATCGTCTTGGAGCAATACCGGAAACGCCAGGAGCCGAAGCCGGGAGACGAACTGGCGTCGATGCGATGGGCCGTCACGCTTCTCCGGAATAACGGCATCGAACCTGCGCCCCGTCCGGAGCCTGTTACGTTGGAAGAGGCGGAGACCCGATACAAGGTTTCCCCGTCAGGAATGCAAGGCAGAATGTACTGATGGCTTCCATCGACGACATCATTGCCGCCGTGGACCGTGCGTCCGAAGCGGAATCCAAAGCGCTTCGACGGTACGAAGGTGAACGGCTCAACCTCGGCGGATACCCGCTCATTGGTGGGTACTCCCCCGAGACCGCGATGCGCGAGGCACGTTCCGAAACCGCCCGCCGCTCGATGCGCAGCGAACTTCTGAAAGGCGTCCCGGACAATCCGATCGACCGCACGATGGCGATCGTGGATTCGTCGGAGCCGTCCTATGGCGAGATGACGGAGCGGCAGTTCAATTACTTCCAGCACCTCCAGTCAGTCCCGTCCGCACTGCGTCCGTTCTACAAGGGGTTCGCGCAGGCCGGCGGCGACGTGATCTCGATGGCGCAACGAGCGACCGGCTCGGACGCGGCCGCCGACGAGACGCTGGGTGATTCCGGAGACATCGAACAGGCGACGGCGGCGCTGTACCCCGGCGACGTGGCAAGAGCGTTCGGAACGGCATCGCGAACGCTTCCCGGAAGCATGGCGGCTGGAATGGCCGGGGGCGTTCCGGGTGCGATCGCCTACGGGGCGGCGACGGCTGGGAACATCGCGATCAGTGAAGGGCGGCGGGCTGGATTGAAAGGCAAGGAGCTTGCCGGTTACGCCGCGATGCACGCCGCGCTGGAAGGCGCGGTTGCCGGGATGTTCTCCAAGGTGGGCTTCGGCGGATACGAGAAGATGTTCGGCCAGCCTCTCTCGCGGGGCTTTTACGAAGGAGCGAAGCAGGCTGGATTCCGAACCTTGGAGGAAATCCCGGAAGAGTTGATTACAGAGTTCGCGCAGGCGGCGACCGACAAGATTTTCGGAGTCGATCCGTCCGGGTGGTCCTATGAGCAAGTGTCCGAACTGGCGAAGGACACGACACTCTCGACGATCGCGATGATGGGGATGGCGGAAAGCGCACGCGGTGCAGCATCCGCCGCCCAGCGGTTCACCGACGACCCCTCCCGCAAGAACTTCAAGGACGCCTTCCCCGGCGAGAAGGTTCCCGCCCAGCGCAAGGAACGCGAAGCCCGCGCCCGACAACTCGCACAGGAGCAACAGCGTGAAGAATCGGCTCCGGCTCCGAGCGTGGTTCCCGAACCCGAGGCGGTGGTGGTGGAGACGCCCGCACCGCCCGCAGAGACGGTGACGCCAGAAGTCGCCCAGGCTCCCGTGGAAGCCCCCAGCGTGCCCGTGGAGCCGCCGCAAGCGGAGACGGTGCCCGAAGCCCCGCCCGTCGCCGAGACGCCCGTGGAGCGGCCCAGAGAGCCGTGGGAGATGCGGAAGAAGGAGTTCGAAGAAACACGCCTTGGTCAAGTTCTGAATACGGAATCGGACGAGTTCCTCGCATTGCCGCCTGAGCAGCAGCAGCGGCTTCTGGAAGATGATAAACGGCGTCGGGTCGTCAATCGGCAGATGGAGGAGTTTTCTCGCGGACAGTATGCGGAGGCGCAGAGAATCCAAGATGAGTCTCCAGAGGAGGCTATGCGATTGACGAGCGGTGCGGTCAGCAGAGAATCGGCCCACCGAGCCGCAGTCGAATCCGCCATCCGGGAAGGCAAGATCACCAGCCACCCGGACTACCCGGACCTCGCACCGCCGAAGAAGGCGCACCCGCTGAAGGAGGCGGAAGGCGAACCCCTCACCCTCAAGCAAGAACCCGCCAAGGGGCGCAAGAAGTTCAAGCCCGAAGGACAGCCCGCCAAGCAAGCGGAGATGTTCGTCGGCACGAAGGACAAGGTGGGGCAGCAGTCGTTTCCAGGCTACACCGAATCGGGGGAGTACGTCGGGCCCAAGAAGCCCATCGGCGTCTCGCAAGCCGTGTTCGATGCGGCCGTCGCGAACGAACTGGATCCCCACGAGTTGCAGAAGCTCGCGAAGGAACTCCACAAGGAAGTCTACACCCGCGACGTGGAGACTGCCGAAGGAAAGCTCCGAGAGTGGCGAGCGAAGCATTCCGGCACGATGCTCAAACAGCGAAAGCGGGGAGTCGATTCGTCACAGGTGAAGGGATGGGACGAATTCGCCTCATCCGTCTTGGAGGACCACCCGGACTACGCTCGCGACGCCGACGAGTTGTGGCAGCGACTCATCGACCTGCCGAACGTCGCGAAGGGAATTCACCCGGACGCGATCCGCAACGCCGTCGAGGAAATGAAGCGTCCGGTCCCGCAAGGCGGCGGCGTGTCCGCGATCGACGACGTTCCGTTCGCCGCCGACACCCTCTACTCCCGCGAGCCGTCCAAGAAGCGATCGCCGACACGCTCCCCACTGGAAAAGAAGTCCCTCGAAGAATTGCAGGAACTGGCCAAGTCGCTGGGGTTTCCGGATCCCTACGCGATCGACGACAAGTTCCAGTTGATCCACAGCATCGAGCGCAAGCAGGCGAAGCTCGCCTCCGAGAAAGCGGCACGTCCCGACGAGAGCGAGTTCGCGTCCCGTTCAAAAGAGATCATCGCGGCGATGGAGAATGCGCAGTCGGCGGCTCCACGGGGCGCGATCGTCAGCACGCTGCAACTCCGCGAACAACTTCCGGACATGCCCAAGGAGCAGTTCGACGAGACGCTGCTGGAGATGGGGCGGCGGGGAATCGTCGGCTTGCACACCCATGACTTTCCGGCGAATGCGGCGCGCACCGAGAAGAAATCGTTCGCCACGTTCGTCAAGGATCCGAAGAAGTTCAAGCACGCCTTGGGGACGATGGAGGACCGCTACTACAACGCGGTGTCGATTCGTAGCGAGGAAGGCGGCACGCAATTCTCCCGGGGGACGGGTGGTGCGCCGGTTGCCGACCCGCAACCCGGACAGGCACCATCGCCACACGATATTCGCGCCACGATGGCGCGGGACGCCGACGTGCCGATCATGCGCGGACGGCTGCGTGGGAGAGACAAGGATATCGCCGGTGAGTATTGGACTCACGAGGAGATGGTGCGGATTCACGGTGAGCACTGGGGAAGCATCGGCCACGACACGCACGAAGTCGCTCACCACTTGGACAAGACTGACCGAATCGTCCGCGAGGCGCAACAATCGAATCCTTCCGCCGCCGCAGAACTTCCGTTCCTGGACTACGACCCTCAACGCTCCGACCCCCGAGAAGGGTTCGCGGAGTTTCTTCGTCTGTACCTCACGACCGACACGTCCGCCGCCCGTGCCCCGCACTTCTACGCATGGTTCACGAACGACTGGCTCGCCAAGTACCCGAAGCGCAAAGAGGCGATCGAGCGGTGGAAGTCGCTGATTACCGACTACCGTACCGCGAATCCGATCGAACGGCTTGACTGGTGGAAGGCCGGACGACGTGCGGCTCCGCTCGGTGATAAACTCGCCGACCTGACGAACCATCTGCGCGGAATCCGCGACGGACTCGGCGAACAGGTTCGGCGCGGGTACATCGCCAAGAAGGCGGCCGGGCCGGAGTTCGCGGACAAGTACAACGCCCGGCAGGGTACGGCGAGAAACCGGGCGGACCACGCCGTTGACGGGCATGGTATCTGGACTTCCTACGATTACTCGTCGAAGCCGAAGCAGTTGGCGAAAAGCCTCAAGGAGTACCTGACGCCGGTTGCTGAAAACATCGACTTGTGGGAGGCGTATTACGACGCGCGGGCATCGAAGGAACTGCACGGCATCGGGCACAATCCGGGAATGCTGGAATCCGACGCCGACGCGATCATCGCGCAGGTGGCCGCCGACCCCAAGCAGCAGAAGGCGTTCGACAATGCGATCGACGGTGTTCACCACTGGGCGAACATGCTCGTCGAACTGCTGGCAAGTCCGGGCGTCGAATACTACTCGCGCGCGCGTTCCGACAAGATTCAGGGTTCCCGCAACGTCTACATGCCCCGCCTCCGCACTCGCGAGATTGGGTTGATCGGACGCGCCCGGCAGGTCGTGTCGAACAAGACTGCGGCGCAGGGACTCTTGGGAGCTCGAAGCCCGATCCGTCGATTGAGCAACGGGGGAAGTTACGACTCCTACATGCGCCCCGTCGAGGCGTTGATCCAGCGATCCCGAGACGTGTACGACACGGCGGAGCGGTACTTTCTGGAAGGCGCGTTCCTGAACGCCGCCGAAGCGCAAGGCGGACTCGGAAAGGTGGTCGTCGAAGTCCCGCCCGAGAATGTCATGGGTCGGGTGAAGCTCGAAGCGCTGCTGGACTCCCTCACGGAAGAACGCGACGTGGGAGGCGTGAAGCGGCACGCGGTTCTGCACAAGGACGACGCCACGCTCATCAAGCAGGTGTCCCGTCTCCGTGAAGGGCGAGCCAAGAAACCCACGATCAACGAACTGGCGAAGCGGTACGGCTTGAATCCGAATTCTCCGGACATCGTGAAAGACTTGACGGCCGCAACCGAAGCCGTCCCCGACATGGCGGATACGATCCGGTTCTGGCGGCAGGATTTCGGAGCCAAGCCGAACGAACACATCACCGCCAGAATCCAGCCGGACGGCAGCCTGAAGCTGTATCAGTACCCGGACGCGGCGGTGTGGAACTCGATGCGGTCGAGCCAGAGTGCCGTCGAGCAGTGGATCGCGGCGACGCTGTGGGCGAACCTCCTGACGGCTCCGATCCGTGGAGCGACCAAACTCGTGAAGGCCGGGGCGGTGGGACTGTCGCCAGCATTCGGGTTCGCGCAATTCATCTCGACGGATTTCGTCGGGCATCTTCTCCAGTCCAAGCACGAAGGGTTCGTGGAGCGGTTCTACTCGGGGATCGTCTGGCTGTCCAAGTTGGCCGTGAACGGCATTCAGACTACCAGAGGAAAGAAGGGCGACCCGTTCATCGAATTGATCGACTCCGAAACGGGGCGCATCGCATCGGCGAGCGGTCCCATCGGGGGGCGGTCGCCGACGGCCATGCGGCGAATGATTACGGCCCGCACCGCCGCGCAGCGTGCGGGTGCGCTGGCGATGACTCCGGTCACGACGATCTCGGAAGCGAACAGCATCTTCGACATGTCGCACCGGATGGGGGACGCTTACGCAGCGATGCGAGACCACGGATACGTCGTCAAGAACGGAAAATTCTGGAACACGAAAACCAACCAGGCGGTTGATTCTCCAAGCCAGACGGCCACCGACGCGGCCATCAACGCCTACAACGACGTGACGGTGAAGTTCCGCCAGTACGGGCCGGCCACGCACTTCCTCGGCCAGTACATCCCGTTCTTCGGAGCCGCCGTCGTCAGTGTCGAACGGACGCTGCGCGGGACGGCGGAACTCGTCCCCACGCCAGCCAACATGAAAAGGGGGCGGTATTGGGAACGGGCCGGCGCGTTCGTGACGCTGGCCTCCCTGTCCGCCTTGTACTGGCTGTTCCGCCACGACGACGACGATTACCAAGGGCAGGAGGATGGCATCAAGAATCGGTACTGGACGTTCACGGCCGACGACGGGACGCCGATCGCTCATGTCCCTAAACCGATGGGATACTTGTGGGTTTCGGCACTGATCGAGTCCGGACTGGACCTCATCGTCGATGGGCGGAACACGTTTCCCGGCGCGGCCGCGATCGTGGCCGAGTCCATGGTGCCTCCGATGCCGACTCGCATGGCTGGCGTTGGACCCATCGTGGACGTGTGGCGGGACAAGACGTGGTACGGTGGGCCGATCGAACCGCTCGCGACGCAACGGCTGTCGAAGGGGTTGCGTGCCGACCCGAAGAACCTCGAAACGTCGAAGGTGCTCGGGGCGCATCTCGGGAGACTCGGCCTCAGTCCGGCGCAGACGGAATACTTGTTGAACCAGTGGACAGGCGGAGCGTACACGTCCGTCGTCGGCACGATCGAAGGAGCCGCACAGCGACAACTTCCCGGAGAAGCGGTTCCGGGCCTGCGTCGGTTCGTGGTCCGAAGCGACTACCAGAGGCAGATCCGAGACTTTTACGACCGGCAGCGTGAACTCTCCCAAAGCGTCGCCGATGCGAAGTTCCTCGAAAGTCCGGACGCGGCACAGGAATCTCGACTGCGCCAGTTCAATCGCAAGGCTCGCGTCCTTTCCAGCGTGTTCAAGGCGATGCGAGCCGCAGACAACCCCGACGATCGGCGCACGATCGAGCGTCACGCCGTCGGCCTTGCGGCGTTCGCGCTCGGTGAGACGGAGCGAGACCTGTACCCGAACCCGCTGTCCAAGTCCGCCACGCTTCCGCCGTCGATGGAAAAGATTCGCACAGACTATCTCCGCAACGCCGCCGAATTTCTCTCCGAAGACAAGGCCCGCAACAAAATGGAAACGAAAGAGGAGTTCGAGGCCCGCGAGAAGGCGCACCGTGCCGAACAGAACTGGGTCGTTCACGAACTCGTCCGGCTTGGGTACGACATGGAGGAAATGGTCACGGAGTACAAGTCACTCGCGGAGGCTCGCAAGCAGAAGGCCACTCCACAGTCTCAGGGGGACATTCGCCGGGCGTTCGGGCGTGCTGGCGGTGGATGATCAGCGCCGACCAAACAGCCCCACGACCCATGCCGATGCGGTGGCTACAAGATACGCCAACCCCAGAAGCACTGCGAAGGCTGTCCCGGACGCAAACCCAAGAGCGGAAGCTGCCAAGCAGAACGCGATGATCCACGTCGCAACTACTGCGAAAATTCCGTCGGCCCCCGCTGCGTGGTGGTTCGCGATGCCGATGGCGGTCCAGAAGATGAACACGCCAAAAGCGACCGACGCCGCCCCGCCGAACAGCCCGAGAATGGAAACGCGATTCGATCGCACTGGCACCGGAGCGGACAGAGGCCCGTCGTCCCAATCGTCGTCGTCCAGTTCGTCCATGCCCCCACTTCACCGCCCCCCGCCCGGAAAGTCAACCGTCCGCAGAGGAATCGGATTCACGGCCGCGATGTGGTACAATCCGCACCTGACGACCGGGGATGCCGGATCATCGAGGAACTGGAGGGGACGATGAGCGAGGAAATCCTGAAACTGAAGCTGTCCGAACTGGAGACCGTGCGGGTCGTTGAAAGCAACGGCGTCGTCACGGAAGTGCCGATCTCGCAGTTGTCGGTGTTCGCTTCCGAGGCATGGGCACGGAGGCAGTTGACGAAGGTGGCGTCCGACAGACTGATCGCGCTGCACGAAGCGATTCAGGCTTTTTCAGGCGAGCCGCAGGAAGTCGGCATCGAACTGTCGCTGACCATTCGGAAGTCCTAATCCTCCGGACACGGAATCGCCTGGGCGGCCGAACCGGCGATCCGGACGACCCGGGGAGTCCGGGGGCCGCGCGGCTCTTGTCCCCGCAGCCATTCCTTCGGCGTCCGCTCGGCTAGAATCTTCGCGCATTCGGCGTCGATCTCCTCGCGGGAGGGTTCGTAGGCTTTCTGCCGTCGGGGCTTGCGTCGCTTCTTCAGCGTACATTCTCCGCCTGCCAGTCCGAAACGAGTCCGACGAGTTGCTTCTTCTGCCCCGTCGTCAGTTCTCCGAACTCTCCGTCGTGCAGCATGTCGGCGAACTTCAATAGGGATTCCGAGTGCCTGTCGATCATCACGAGTCGTTCTTACCATTCGACGTAGACGGGATACCATTGGCCGGATGCTGTTCCGATTCGCGAGAGGCGGGGCAATGCTCAATCCTCCAACTCCCACAGAGCCTCGATCACCAGCCACACGGCGTCGCGGAGAATGCGGATCATCGGCGCACCACTCCTACCTGCCGGGTCACTTACCCGGACTGGCCTGTCTTTCCCTTTGGCTGGGACTGACAGCATGATTCTTCGCAGTTCGCTCGCTTGCTACTTACCGAACGCTTCGTCTTGCACGAAACGGGCCTCCACAATCCAACAGGCTCTTGTGACCCACCGAGTCGTAGTAGGTTGACGTTGCTCGGATTTTCGGGTGCCTGTCGTCTGGAAATACGGGTTGTGAATCCGCGTAGCCGGTCGCGGTCCGCTGGCATTCAACAGACGGTCCGCGCTGTCCACCGCAGCGTTGTTCTGGCTGCGGTTCGGTCCTATGCCCGTCCGACGCGGGAAACCAGTAAACCGCCGCGAGCCAGCATTCCGGAGAATGCCCTTGCGGCTAGGCTGGTTTTTCCGTAGGATGAACATGGATTTGGCAATCGAGTTGCAGGACGGGACGCTAGCCAACCGCATCCGTCCTCGGTCTCAGGAACCCCGGCACTTCGGTGTCGGGGTTTTTTCGTTGCTACTTCATACCGTCCTCCGCTGTTCCTCGAACCACTTTTCGACAACCCGCCGAACCTCGCCGTCGCCCCACGCAACCAACGGGAACAGTTTCAGCATCTCGGCGTGGTAGGCGAGATAAAGGCGGAGGCATTCGGCGTTGGACATGGCGTTACCAATCCAATTCCCCAAGATCCTTCATGGCCGCGATCCGCTTCCCCTGATGCGAACCCGGCCGGAACGTCCTGAATAGCCAGTCCACGATGAACTTGATGATGATGCTCACGAGGATCGAAATCAGGAACCCGCTGACCGCGATCCGCTCCTTGACGTAGGACCGCGCGTATCGCTTCGCCGTTCGCTCGCGCCGCCGCAGTTCTCTCCGGCTCGGCGGTTGATCCTCGAAGAAGGTCAGCCAGTTCCGCGACCACGCCAATGTCAGCCGGGTCGCTTCCTCGGCGATCCCACGGCGCGGATTGGTGAGCCGATAGCCGCACGACTCGGCCGCCCACGGCGCGATATCGTGGCGCGACAGGCTGGGGGGTTCTTTGTCGTCCATGATGATTGCCTCGGCTTCGCGGCCGGAGACGAACCGCTCCACGCGGACGTAGATGTCGATCAGCCAGTCAAGCATGGGTCAGCGCCTCGCTCGCGAGAATGTGTTCCTTCCCCGTCGTGTCCGTCGCGACGACCCGCCGGCCGAATTCCCGAATCTCGATCGACATGATTTTTCGGCGGAACCCTTTCTTGAAGATCCAATTGAGAAGCCGCCAGTCGCTGACGAATTCCACGTCTGGAGGATTCACTGTGAATTCGATTCCCGCCGTCCCGTCCCGAGTCGAATAAATGCGACAAGGCATCGACTCGCCGCTGCGGACCTTGAGCGATTTGGCGATGGTATGCCCGGTCTGCGTCCGCATCGCGAGCAAGGCGCGCACGACTTCCCCGAGTCCGCTCGGGATCGCCGCCGCCATGCGTTGTGCTTCTTCTGGGGTCATGTCCGCCTCGCGGCACGGTACTCGTAGAGTTTCAATCTCACGAAGCGATCAATCTCCCGCGTGAACTTTTTCAGCGCCATGTCACGTTTCGCGGCAGTATCGTAGGATCGGAAGGTTGTCCACTCGCCGGTTCGACGCGGGATGTTCGGTCCGACGTACTTTCTCTCGATCACGAACGGTTTCGGAGTCCGTTGCTTTCGTCGAACTCGATGCTCGTCGCACGAACCGTCGCTGGCGGTCGAGAGAGCGTCGTACCTCTCACGACGTGTCTCCCGCTTGAGAAAGACCTTCTCGCCACGCATCACTTGCTCCAGAATTTAGGACTTCCTCACGGGAAGCAGAATCCGCCGCTTCAATTCGAGGGTCGAACGTAAACACGCACTCGCCGACCCTGAACCTGCACCGCCGGGGGCTGAACCTGCCGCAGCCGCACGTAATCCATCCGCACCGTCCGCTCGTGGATGTCGCCGTGAAGCGAAATCAGTTCCTCGAACGAGAGCGTGTTGAGCCAATCCCGATCCAGCCGCGGATCGTGCCATAGGACGTGCGCCAGCATCCCCGCTCGCGTGCGGGTCTGCTCGGTGTAGACAGCCTGCCGAGACGATCGCAGCGGATATCCCAAGACGATTGATGGCGGCTCCGGTTTCTTACCCGTGTACAAGTCGCTGA